TGATACTAGGGGACGACAATTTGTCTGTTAGTACAATACCTTTGAATCATTACCAACAGGATGAGCTCAGAGAGTTGCTTGTCCTTGGATTTAGAGAACTTGGTTTCACTGCTAAAGTGAAAATCCACACCGAATGGTGCCAAGCGGAGTTCTGTTCATCCTTATTTTGGCCTGTCAAAGATGGATATGTATTAGGACCAAAAATTTTTCGTCGGTTACCCAAATTGGGTTTTTCCATCAACAAACTTAGTCAGCGACAGGTAAAAGGTTTGTTTGATGGAGCTGCACGAGAAATGGCACACTTGCCAGTCCTGGGGTTGGTTGTGGAGAAGAATCTGTCTTTTATGACTAGAATCATCTCCGGCAAGCTACCCTATAGTTACCAGTATAAATCTTTATGTATAGATAAACATGTTCGCACTGCTGATACGGATGAGTTTTTCCGGGAACGTTATGGATTAACTGCAGACGAAGCTGATGCCCAAGTGGCTGAGTGCTTGTCTCTTTGTAAAACCATTACAACCTGTGTTAACTTACCCTTGTTGGATCAGTGCAAGTCAATAGACAATTAGTCTAACTTGTTACCACCACTTTGTGATTAATATCAACTCTCACGACAAACAATAAAATAAAATAAACACTAAAACGAATTCTAATATTATATATGCGATATCATGGGAATTATTGTGGACCAAATTGGTCAGATGGAAAATATCAGCCTTCTGTCATCGGATCTTTGCCCAGCATTGATGACTTTGATGAAAGTTGTAGGGTGCACGATGCAGTGTACGCCGAGTCAGGTGACACCTATCGAGCCGATAGGAACTTCGCTGGTGAGAATGTTGGCCGTGGAGCAAAACGCTCCATTGCTGGTGTTCTCGTTGGCCTCCAATCTCTGCTTAAGTCTTCTAGCGCTAAGACAAATATGCCGAAATTACGAGGAACACAAACTAAGAAGAAACCGTCGCAAGGTCGACAGGTATTAAATACCACATCCAAAGGTAATGATATTACCAGAGCTGCACCTGTAGCAATAGCGACTCGCCGACAAGGTAAGCCTGCTACCATTAACCATCGAAAAGACTCAATAATCGTGTCTCACCGGAGCCTTTTAGGCCCGGTGACAGGAGAAATCCTGTATGAGGTCATTAAGTACGCAACGAATCCAGGTTTGAGCAGTACTTTTCCATGGCTGTCTGAATTGGCAGCTCGTTATGAAAAGTACCGTTTCAATCGGCTTCGATTTGAGTATCGTAGTGTAACCTCTACTGACACCAAAGGCGTTATCATGATGTCTTTTGATTTCGATGCTGCCGATCCGGCTCCCTCAACAAAATCCCAACAAGCACAAACCATTCCTAGTTCGGAAAATAATGTGTGGATGAACAATGACTTGGTTGTTGATTGTCCAAAGGAATTTTTGTTTGTAAGGCAAGGTTCAGTGGCAGACACGGATATCAAAACATATGACATTGGTAATTTGTGGATCTCATCCATTTATGGTGATGGTGTCATTGCTGGAGAGCT